ATGTCCTTGGAGCAAGCGCGTCAAGCTTATGCGGCTCAGCATACCTATGATTTGCGACATCCGGTCAAGGGGGATGATAACTACTACATCATCTTTACTTCAGGGACAACTGGGAAACCAAAAGGGGTGCAAATTTCGCATGATAACTTGCTCAGCTTCACCAACTGGATGATTACAGACAAGGAATTTGCGACGCCAGAACGCCCGCAAATGTTGGCGCAACCACCCTATTCCTTTGACTTATCTGTTATGTACTGGGCACCAACTTTGGTTCTTGGAGGAACGCTTTTTGCTCTTCCATCAGCCATCACTCAAGACTTTAAACAACTCTTTGCGACCATCTTTTCTCTTCCGATTGCTATCTGGACTTCAACGCCATCTTTTGCAGATATGGCCATGTTGTCTGAAGATTTCAATGCTGAAAAGATGCCAGGCATTACCCATTTCTACTTTGATGGGGAAGAGTTAACGGTTAAAACGGCTCAAAAACTGCGTGAGCGTTTCCCAAATGCACGCATCATCAATGCCTACGGCCCAACGGAAGCAACGGTTGCTTTGTCGGCGGTTGCTATCACAGATGAGATGCTAGCGACACTTAAACGCTTGCCAATTGGTTATACCAAAGAAGATTCTCCAACCTTCATCATTGATGAGGCACATATGGTGACCCGTGAGGGTTTCAATGCGCTGCTGAAGATTGTGGAGTTGAAAATGTTGGAACGCATACCATGCGAAAAACTTTTGGCTATCACTATTATCAGAAGTACAAGGATATTGCCATGCTCATGGAATTGTTCAATCATGCTAGCGCAGCAATTACCAAAAGATACATCGGTATCAACCAAGACCAACAGGACCGAGCCTTAGCAAATTTCCGTTTAGGAACATAAGAATGTGACATATTGCAGTAGTGTCAGATTGAAAAATAAGAAAGCTGGAAAACCTTTTGTTTACAAGACTTTTGAGAAAAAAGCGAAAGTGACACAATATAGGTTAAAGATGATTGAGAGGGAAAATGGTATAGTTTTATTTTAGGAACTACCAAGCAGAGAACTTGTCAAGTAGTTTTTGAAAAATGAGAAAAAAGGGTACTATTTTTCTCACGATTTTCGTGTTATATTTGTATCATGAATTTTTGTAAACAAGTAGGACAGCTGGACGAGTTGTCCTTTTCTGTTGATGAGGATAGTGGAACATGAGAACATTTTGCATCATGAATAAACAGACAGGAAAATTTGTTTATGGAACTGACTATAGATATTTTCCTCCACACCAAAGGACAAGTGATAGACAAGCCTTGACTTATTCAAGCAAACTTGAGGCAACACTTGAGATCGAGAAAAGAGGATGTGGTCGTAATTATGTGGTTGTCCAAGTGAAACTGGAGGTAGTCAGTGACATTTAAACCTGTTCGTAAAACGCTGAAGTCTAGTCGCTGGGATAAGTTCCGAAGTCGTACAATGAAACGTGACAAGTATCTCTGTCAAGAATCGTTGAGATACGGCAAGACTGTTCCAGCTGAAATGGTACATCACATTTATCCAGTATCAGAATATCCAGAACTGGAGTTTGTATCTTGGAATGTTATTAGTCTGACTAACAAAGTACACGGAACCTTTCACGATAGAACCAACGACAAAGTTGTAGGGCAGGGCTTGTGGTGGCAAAGAAAACGAAAAAAATTTTTTGATGAATTTTATAAAAATCTTTCAGTCATTCACAAAGCCCCCCCTCAAAATTAAAACCACTTTGTGCCGTTGGGGACCGGGAAGGGGAAGTTTTTCCCCCTCTACGATTCTGTGAGGATTTTTGTCACATTTTTACACGAAATTTTTGGAAGGAGGTGAGTTTTTGGCAAGGCCTAAAGGACAAAGCACAATCAAAAACAGAATTGTGAAGTCCATGAAAGAAATGGGGACCTACTCAAAGCATTATGATGACATCATCGAAATCTATTCTGGCTTGCTCTATGACTACCAGAACGCTCGGGAAGAGTTCTTGGCTAATGGGTCACAGTTCACAGAAGAGCATGAAACAGGTAGAGGCACCATTGTTGAGAGAAAGACACCGTTGGTTCAGTCCATGGAAAATCTTCGCAAAGATATTGTTACCTATTCGGATAGACTTGGCTTAAATCCAAAGGCTGTCGGAATCGAACCACCTAAACCAAAGGATGCTGGAGGTCTGGAAGGCATGATTGCTAATCTGCTATGATGATCAAAAACAATTCACCCAACTTCAAAATAGCGGTGGGTTATGCAACTGATGTAGTCTCTGGCAAGATAATTGCTGGCAAGAGGAGAATAAAGGCTTGCCAGAGGTTTCTCGATGACCTTGCAAGCGACAAGTTTGATTTTAAAAATGAGCAGTTTGATTTTGCAGTAAAATTCATTCAGGGTTTGGTCGTACACAGGAAAGGCGAATCCTTGGAGGGTATGCCCTTAACAAATGCCCCTTTCATTTTGCAACCTTGGCAGATTTTCTGTATCGTCAATCTCTTTGGTTTTTATCGTAAAAATACAACAATAAGGCGTTTCACTGAAGCGCTTTTTATGTTGCCACGGAAAAACGGTAAAACACCATTTGCCTCTGCCCTGGCTTTGACAGCTGCTATCTTAGATAACCAAAGTGGCTCAAATGTGTATATCCTAGCCAACTCTCTCAAACAAACACGAGAGAGTTTTGACTTTTTAACGCATACAGTCAAGTACTGGAAAGATAAGTCCATCAAGATCAAGGATAACAACAATGAGCATGTAATCCGTAAGGAGTTTTCCAAAGGCTCTTTCACCATCAATGCTCTTGCTGCTGAAGAAGACAATCTGGACTCATTCAACGGGAACATCATCATCCTAGATGAGATCCACGGGATGAAGTCATCCAAGAAGTACACGCTGATGAAAAATGCCCAGCGGGCTTATCGGAATAAGTTGCTTATGGCCATCACGACTGCAGGGGACAAGCCAAACGGTTTCTTAGCCCAGCGGTTGAAGTACTGCGACAAGGTTCTTGATGGAACTGTGGAAGATGACAGTTATTTCTTGTTTATCTGTGATGCGGATACCGATAAAGATGGGAAAATAGTCGATTTCACTAACCCAATCTACATCCAGCAAGCCAATCCGTCGCTTGGTGTGACGGTCGAGCTCAAGGAACTTGTCCACGATTCAGAGGTCGCATTGGCTGATCCACAGACACGGAATGAATTCTTTAACAAGACCCTCAATGTCTTCACTAACTCAATGACGGCATATTTCAATGTTCAGGACTTTATCAACTCTGATTTGAATTATGACTGGACCTTGGAAGACTTGGTTAAGTTGCCTATCAAATGGTATGGTGGTGCAGACTTGTCCAAGCTTCATGATTTGACTGCTGCAGCTCTATACGGAACTTATGAAGATGTGGACATTGTTATCACTCATGCATTCTTCCCAATTACTGCTGCACATCAGAAGGCTAATGATGATGGTATTCCATTGTTTGGTTGGGAACAAGATGGATGGTTGACCATGTCAAACACTCCAACAGTTTCCTATGACGACATCGTGAATTGGTTTGTCAGTATGAGGGATATGGGTTTCAAGATCCAACGTGTGGGATTTGATAAGAAGTTCGGTCGTGAGTTCTTCTCAGGTATGAAAAAGGCCAAGTTCAAGATTGTGGATGCTCCACAGTATTTCTGGAAAAAGTCGGAAGGCTTCAGACGAATTGAAACCAAGTCACTCAACGGGAAATTTTACTATTGCCATTCTGACGCATATGAGTATTGTGTCGGAAATGTCCGTGGGATTGAAAAGGTCGATGACATGATCCAGTATGAAAAGGTCGAGAAGTCTATGCGTATTGACTTATTCGATGCGTCGGTGTTTGCTGCTTGTCAAATGCTAGAAGATAGCGAGAAATCAGGCAACGCTTCTGCTTGGTTGAACGGAGGAAGAAATTGAAAAAACGAAAGAAAAACAACACAAATCAAATTCGGTCTGAGCCATCATCTGCTATGCAAGTCTTTGTGTCAGAGGATTTTTTCAAAAAATCCATG